CCTTTGCGAGTCTGTCATTCGGGCGGCTTTTGCAGCAGGCACGCATTTGGGGTATTTTCTTTTTGATCCACTTGCAGATTTTCTTCCACATTCTCTAAAACCTCCACCTTTTTTCTTAGATCCAATATCTACCCATTTTTGAGAGAACCATTTTTTGAGCCCTCCCTCTTTCATGTACTGGATGTTTTTTTGCATTACATTAAATCTTTGTAATAATCTGCCATTCCACCCGCAGTGTAACCTTTTGCAGGATTGTTAAGTTCAGCTTTGAGACCACCCTTTTTCATTCCCAATTGTTTCATTTTATCTTTTTTTAAATCAATTGGAAGCATTCTAATAGGTCCCATACCTTTTTGTGGCATAGCTTTTTTTGTTTTTCTACCTAAAGCTTTTTTTGCTAAAGCAGCTCCACCAAGACCTATGATTGCACCTAAAACTGCTTTCTTTGGTCCTTTGAAATCTTTTCTTTTGACACCTGATGGATCTTTTATTTTACCTGCACATATTTTTGATGCGTAAGCATTAGCATACGCTGATGGGTACACGGCAAATTTTCTTTTTGCTGCCGCTTTACCTCTTGGACATAGTTTAGTCATTTATTTTTTTCCTCCTCTAAAAATTTGTGTTCCCTTTATACCATAAATGCTCGCCACGACAAGAATCCATAAATTTGTAAACCATTGGGGAAGCTGTTGAAATTGTACAAAGAATTCTTTTATTTTTTCAGACGCTGCCGGATCCTCGCTGAAGACTCCGTAGGCAATCACTAGTATCGGGAGCGTTAATACGACCAACACGAATTCGTCTTTCCAGTCTGATTGTCTTGCCTCTAATAATTTACCTTGATACTCACTTTCTCCTCGAGCCATCTTAGCGGCATGCATGTGTTGTGCATCAGCCATAGCCATTTTAGTTTCTTGTTTCTTTTTATAAATATGACTAGCTGCGTTTAATCCTAATTTTAAGGCACTGAACCACATGTTTAAATTTCTCCTTACGTCTTATACTTAAATAATCTATCATTTTATCGATTGTATTTAAAGCCCCCTTACCGTTAATACGCCAACGCCAAGTGTCCTGTCTGTGTGCTTTTCTTCTTTTACAGAGGTACATGCAACCGCCAAAAAACTCATAAAAACGCATAACTGTGTCTTTATCAGTCATTTCAACAGAGCAAGCAAAGTATTTTTTGGTTTTTTTCTTAGACCAAAGACCAAAACTACCTTCTCCATCAAATACTCCTGAAAGAAATAATATTTTTTGTTTATTTGATAAATTATCGTAAACCGATGAACTTTTTACCGGTAACTTGTATGTCTTTAATTCCCTTGATATCAGATTTCGCTCCTGGTTCTCGATGTGGACATCCTCCTGCTTTTAGACCTTGTGGATTAGGCCCTGATTTTGGAGGTGGCCCTGATTTTATACCACCGCTTAGTCTTTTACGATCTTTTTGATTGTCTGATTGCATTTTTTCCTGCCTTAAATATTGATGCTACTTTTGTTTTACCCATAACTTTAGCTCTTTGCTCACCAACAGTAAGTATTTGTATTTTTCTTGCAAAAGGCTTGTTAATATTTCTAACTTTTCTTACAGTTGCACTTGCGTCTGCTGGTGTTGCAAATTTTATTCTGACTGTATCCCTTGGATTTTCATCCGTGTACAATCTTCTACCCGAACCTTTGGGTTTTTTACCCGTTCCTATTTTTGGATCTTTATTTTTGCTCAAGTTTTTGCCTCGCTACTTCTAATCTTTCATCCGATTGTTGATCTTGAGTAGCCAACCTATCATAATCAAATTCTAATCTGTCAGCCGCTCTTTTATTTTCTTGATCTTGTTTAAATTGTGTCTCTTCTGCTTTTCTCTGCATGTCCATTGCTCTTAAATCAACTTCTTGTTGTTTTATTCTTACAAGTGGATCTTGTTTTGCTGCGTTTGTCTGCATTTCTGTTTGGGCAAGCTCCGATGTTATCTGTGCAGCACGTTTAGCTACCTCTGCATCATACATTATTTGAAATTGTTCTGGATCCGCTTGCTGCATTTGTGTCATTTCTGGACTTTGACTCATTTGTGCGTTCACTTCAGCTCTAGCTTTAAACGATATGTGATCTGAAATGTGAGATTGTAACAAAGCATACACTTGAGGATTAATTTGAACCATTCTTGTAGCCATAAAAGCCATATGAGCTGCTATATGTGCGTCATGATCTTGAAATTCAAAGGCAACAAGTAGTTTCATTTGTAATGAACGTGCATTTTCTTTCGCAGGATCCATTGGTTCTGGTTGTTTTGGTGCAGGTTTCATTAAAGTTTCTATTTGTTTTGTACCAAGTGCCTCATAAACACGTCTGTAAGCTTCATGAAGGTTATGAATTTGTGGATTTGAACTAGCAATTTGTAATTGTGTTTGTGCTAGAGTTACTCTCTGCGCCATAGACATAATATTTGGATCTGCTACAGGCAAAACATCAACTCGTCCGTCAAAATCTGCAGATTTTATTTGTCTTGGCCCACCATAAACATCGTATGGATACTCTGCTGGCAAAAATTCTCCGCAAATTCTTGCTAAAATTTTAAATTCTAGTCTCATTGCATAGTAACAACGTTTATGAACCCCACTCATTACACGTGAACCACGTTCCATAAGTGCTACGGTTGTTCCTACTGCTCTGTTTTGTGCGTCATTACCTATATTTGAATCTGTGATTGCTGCAAATTTTTGTCCTGCTTGTACCACAAAGCCGAGTAGATTGTATAAAGTAACACTCGGCTCTGAGAAAGGTAAATTAAAAAACTGATCTCTAATATTTCCACCTGGTGCATCTACATCTCTAAACTCTCCAGGCTGTATTGGTTGGTCATCATCTCTTACTCTTATTCCTCTAGACTTAAATCCAGCAGGTAAATTTTTTAAAGTCCCTGCATCTATAAGTTGTCTAAGTGCTTGCGTTGCAGCAGTGGATAAACCACCAATCATATGTGTTAAACCAAACCCATAAAAACCAAGTCCAGGTAAAAATTTAAAATGAACAAAATATTCTATTCTTGAAAAATTTATGTCATCTGGTCGATAGTTTCTGTATATTGATAAAATTTCTCCTGACCCTTCGTCAATAGTAACAACATAAGGTATTTTAATTTTTTTAGCTTTGTCATCAAAATCTTCATAATCATCTAAATTTAAATCAACGTGCATTTCCAGAATAGTGTGAAGATAATCTCCGCCTGTACTTTTTACACCTTCGAGTTCGTTAATTTTTTTTGATAGATTGTCTTGCTCTTGTTGTCCCTCAGTAAGTTCAATATCTCTATAAAATCCTGCTGCTTGTTTTTTAATTACTTCATTCTTTGTCATTTTAATTACGTGTGTAATTCTTTCACAATCTTTTAAATCTGTCGCGTAATAAGGAACAACTATTTCTTCTGCAGGAATAAATTTTGAAACTGGTCTACCTAATAATTCATCAAAATATATTTTTTTAAATGTGCTACCTGACAATGGAAGATAAAACAACATCTGATCCATATCGGTTGTGTATTCCTCCATTTGCTCCATCAAAAGATAATTCATGTATTCTTTCACTCTTTCGGCTTGTGCTTCTACCTGAGGTGTTTGTAGACCAACTGTTTGAGTTCTAACAGGTCCATCTGATGGCACTAATTCTTTATATGCTTGTGCCTGAAACTGTGTTGTGGCTTCAGATAACATAGGATGAGTAACATTAGATGCACCCTTGAATGGTCTTGTTACATTTAAATATTTAGTTCCTAAAAGATCTAATCCTTTTATGTAAGCATCTTCCCAATCTTTTCTTGATACTTTATCTTTTTTATATTCTTGTGTAAGCTCAGATGCCATCTCTCTAAGAGTTCTCTCATCCATACTCTCAGCTAAATTAGCATTAAAGTCATCTTGTGGTCTTTCTCCCTCTACTTCTTGACCTTCTATTTCAACATCAACAGGAGGCGGCACTCCTGCAGGACCCTCTGTTTCTTCGTCAGCCACTCTCAGCTCTTCTTCTAATTCTGGTGTTTCTTTTTCGATTGCCATTAATTCATCCTAAATAAGTTTTTGTTTATAAAACCACCTAATTTTTTATATATCTTTTGGGGTTGTGCCATATTTGGAGTTACTTTAACAGAAAAAACATCAGTGTACAACTTAGCGTCATCTGCTGGAATAAACACAGTATTGTCTTGATCTGCACTTGGTTTATTTTTGTAAGCTTTTGTATGATATATTTGATCATATCCTTTATCTTTTGGCACTGTAACCTTTGTTGGTTGTAGAACTTTATATGGTTTTGAAGGATCTGATTTTGCAACTCTAATAACTTCTGTCTTAGAATCAAAAGTTTTTGCAATTGCTTTCATAGCGTCTGGGTATGCTGCTAAAGATTTAGATCCAGGTGTTTTATTTCCTCTTGCGTATCCGTATGCTTGAACCAAACCTTTATAAGTTTTGGTATCAATATTTCTTGATATTAAATTTACTGGAGCAATAGATACATAATCAACACCCTCCTTAGCTGCTTTGTTTGTTAAAAATTTTATAGCTGCGCTAGCATATTGTGCTCTATCCATTAAAGGAAAATAATCTACTTTATTCCCTTCTCTTACTACAGCTCCTGAGCCTGATAAATCTATAGCTGACATTTGACTTCTTCGTGTAACTTCTCTTAACTGTTGATCAAGTTTTTTTATTTGGTTTGCTGTATATTCCAAAGCTTTACCACTTACTCTTCTATCTAAAATATCACGAGACAGTCTACCCCTCTCTTTTGAAAGAAAAGATATTATTTTATCGTTTTGAAATGGATTAGTTCTTGCAGTGCTATCTAATGGATTTAGTCCACCTTTTCTCATAGCCTTTGCAATAGCTTGGTTAGTGTCTGATTGTATTTCACTTATCAAATATGTTTTCTTACCATTGGGTAAAGTTCTTGTATCATATCTAAAATGAACTACAGGATTTTCGACATCAATGTCTCTTTTATAATGTGGATTTTGCATTCTAGCATTTTTGTTAAGAGGTATACCTTCGTCTAACACAAGGAAACCTTCTCTGTAATTTGTGCCTCCAGGCATTGTATAAGTTGTATCATTTGCATGCTGAGTGCTTTTTAAATTTTTAGTTTTAGATACAACATCATCAATCTCACCTTGTATGTTATTAAATATTAATTTTTGATCATTTGTTCTTGCAAGTGACTTTATTCTTTTCATATTGACAGCTATGTTTTTTTCTGCATCAACTATCTCAGCAAAATTTCCACCTCGAATGTTATCTCTTAATTGTTGCACACTACCTTTCAAAGCATTGAAAGATTCTTTAATCATACCGTATTCAAGATTTGCTGAAGGGCTAGATCTTTGTGCATTATCAATTACTTTTTCAATTGCACGTAATCTTCTAAATGTTAAATCTATTGTATTCTCAGCTGCATCAACAACTCCTGAAGGTATTCCATATTCAACAGGCTTCAGTCTATATGCAGGGTTCATTGCAGCCATCTCAGCTAAATCTTTTGCAGCGACTTTTACACCAGCTTGTTTAGCACTGAACAATAACCCACCAGTAAGCTCTCCAGCTCTGTCGAATGTTGCAATATTAGAATCAAATAATTCTTCTAGAGGAACTGTTTGGTCTTTGCCTCTTAGATAACTACCTTTAGCAAAACCCTCATCGAGTTTAAATTTTCTAGCAGATATAAAACCCTCATCGTATTCTTTACCAAAAACTTTTATTCTACGTTTACCTCTGTTAACTAACCAGTTAGCCCAGTCATCAGCAGACAAAGACACTGGTCCTTTTTGTGCGATTCTATCAAAGAGTGTGGATGCAAATACTTTGTTACCAGCTTCCATTGGAGCATTAGAAAATGCTTGTTGTACAACTGGAGGTTTAGCTACAGTAGTTGCAGTTTGTTCAGCAATAGTTTCAGGAGGAGGCAACTGTCTTGTTGCTCCTGTCGTTTGTCCGGTAGCCGTTGTTGTTGGTCTTTCTTTTTTTAAGAATTTCCGACCAATCCCTAAAAGAATATTACGTAGGGACATTGTCCCTCCTAGTACATTTTAGTAGGTTTTGTTCTCGCCATTCCGCCACCACGGGCTTTAACCATTGAACCTTTTTTCATCATACCCATAGGTCGTTGCATCATGCCACCACCCATTTTTTTAGGTAATAATTCTTTTACAGTAGATATGTCTCTTTCAGTAAGTCTGTCTTTGTCTTTAATCTTTTTAGCATATCTTCTAACTTTGTTGAGAGTAACACCAAATTTGCTTTTCATCTCTCCAACTGTACCAGTGTCAGCACCACCACCTTTGTTGTATCTCTTCATCATTCCGCCACCCATTTTTTTCATAGGGTTGGTTTCTCTCTTTGGTAAGGACTCAGCCATTTTTTTTCTATTAAGTCTGTTTTGCATTTTAGAAATTTTTGCTCTTGCTTTCATACCCATCTCTTCTAACTTGCCAATGTTTCCAGCATCACGGCCACCGCCTTTACCCATTTTAAATCCACCTTCTCTTGCTTTCATTACTTTGCCTGGTTTCATTTTTTCATCTTGTAAACCTTTGCCTCTACCTTTTGCTTTTTCTGCTCTAAGCACAGCAAAATCTTTTCCGTCTATTTTATCTGTCGGTGGAGCTTTAGCTGCAATTTTTGATTGGCCACCTGTTAGAAATTTTGTTTTCGCATATCTAACATCTGGTGCTTTATAAGCTTTTCTTCTTTTTTTTGAAAAGAAATAAGGTTTTTCATAAAGTCTTCTGTTACCGGGTGTATCATATAAAATCATTCCTTTTTGAGGCCCCTCCATAGCTTTGAACGTAGTGCCTCTAAATCTTTTTCCTGACTCTTTACCAACCTTATGTGCATCTCTAGATCTGCCTGCCATGATTGCATAGTGTCTATTCATTCTCGGTTCATCGCTACCGATAATGTTATCTAGAAATTTTTTTTTGTATTTGAATGTAGTTCCTTTCTCGCCTGTAAGTTTGCTACCTTTTTTTCTTCTTAAAACCATTTGCTCTTCTCTCCTCTCGGCTTTTTTCTCCGTAGGTGATTTAGGCTCTTTTGCTCTTGCAACTTGACCTAAGCCTGGTTTTGGTTGTGGTGTGTTACTGGGTCGGGGTCCTGGTTGAGCAACTCTGCCAGTCACTCCTCCTGGGCCAGCCCTCTTTGATCCTCGACCACCTTTTCTTCCTACTTTTTTTTCATCTCTTTCGACATCTAACATTCTTAATGGCATAATATCTCCTAATAATATTTATATTCCTTTTCTAATTTTATTGGTGGGTCATCCCAATCATCAGAATAGGTACTTACAAATCCACCTTGCCGATAT